GTTGTTGTGGGTACAAGCATACACGATTGCAGGGATTTCCACTGTAGGAGCAGGACTGACATCTGGATCAGACTCTGCCGGTGATGCTGCCACCATTGTTGCGAAGGTATCTGTCAGGTAATCGTATGATACCTTGTCAGGGAAGATGAACAGTTTCTGATTCAGGTCAGCATATGACTTCATGGAAGCCGTCACGGTTCCCTCGGTTGAATTGTCATACTTGAATGCTGTGCCATCCACCCATGCCAGCTTCGTTCCTGCGCTCGTCAAGGACTTCGGGGTAGTCAATGTGTATAGCGTTTCCCTTGATGGCCTACAGGACAAAGCAGGAGCGTTCTTCCATGAGATGTTGGAAGCGTCACTCAATTCATCGTCCGATATCATGGTCATGCGGTTCAACCTTCTGAAGGTGAAAAGTTTCTGTTTGAACTTACCTTTTGTCGGTGTCAAAATCGGAAGTCTCATAATCTCCCCAACCTCCGTCCATTATGACAAGTTCAACCGGCTTGATTCCCATGCGCGACAGATACCATTCCTGATAATCGGCCTGGCGTGAATTGAACAGGCTGATGTAATTTCCGTAGTCACCGAATTCCTTGCGGACAATACTGATCTGTGCCATCAGATAGTACCGGTAGATGTCCTGGAACCGCTTCGGAAGTGTCAGTTCGCTTGCCAGACCGGATTCATCCGCAACCTTGTCAGTGGGCTTGACGATGTACACCATCTTGATGCGCGGGTTCTGGATGGTGATGGCTGCAGCTTCTGCCTGTGCCGTGAACGTGGCCGGGTTGAATGTCAGAACCTTGTCCGCAATGGAAACCAGCGTGGCATATTTGTTATTCGCCGTTGCCAGAAGGCATCCGGTTACCTTGATGATATCGCCCACGCAGAATCCGACAAAATCATCACCAGTTGTGGTGATCGTGTTGGTTCCGAATGTGACCTCATTTGCTCCTGAAACATACGAAATGTCACTGACTGTTGGGATAGGCCGCAGTTCAATCTTGCCGTTGTCCTCATAGTAGACACGATTCACCACGCCACCACGGGTAAGCGTCCGAAGGTCTGCCGGTTTGTATGCGAATCCATTGACGGATATACTCTCGATGTCCTCAAACTCAACTCCAGAGGGGAACGCTATATTGCTGACGTTCGCCGTCCTCTGGTAGTATGCCGCAAGGAAGTTCTTCTCTGCGTCAGGGTATACGTTCCGGTCAACCTCATTTATCCATGCAACCACTTCCGCATTGGTGTGCGTGTGCGGGAACTTGGCTACCAAATCAGCAATGAAGGCAGATACAGTCATGTTCAGCACCTCCTGTCACGCTAATTGTATAAAAAGAGGGGGAGCGCAATCGGTACGCTTCCCCCTTCTTTCATGTATCATGTGTGGTTCTGGTTACAGCCACTCCATCAGGACGGACAAAGATGCCCCGGCATAGGACGTACCAGTGGCAGCGGTGAGGATCAATCCCATGGTATCCCCAGCTGCAAACGTTGCCACTGCCGTAGTGACTGCCGCCTGTGTGACTCCCGTCAATGCGGTGCTGGTCATGTTGAAACCAGTACCCAGCAGCAAGTCTCCCGCTGTAGTAGCCTTGGTTGCAATCATCTTTTCGAGGTTCAGCGTCCCTGCATTGCTGGATACAGTGATGTGCCTTTCGGTTGCACTGATAATCTTACAAGCCGCAGGAGCCACCCAGAAGGGTTTAGCCACGTCTGCCAATGCAAAGTTCGGATAGGAAATAACGAACCTTGAACCACTAATTGTTGCCCCTGCTGCCACACCCGCCATCTTGTTCAGGTCTGCAGCAGACGCGCTTACCGCAACTTCTGCGTCCTGCGCACCAATCTTCAGACCGCCCACCGCGACCTTGATACCGTCCTTGAATCTTGTTCCAGCCATTGTTGACATCCCCTTTCAATATGAGGACAGGGGGCCGTAGCCCCCCATCAACAAGAGTGTGTGTTTATCCGACAAAGTTACCGTAAATCCAATCCCAATGGTCCCAGCCGTACGAGAACATGGAAACGACTTTGAAGCGCATGGTCTCGGTATCGAAGTCTCCATCGGACTCCAGGGCCGCCTTCCTGGCGTTGTACCAGTTAAGGTACAGCTTCATGCGCTGGCTGTCAGCAAGGAACCATGTCTTCCCAGTGATACGCGGGTTGTACATGTAGGTCAGTTCGTCGGCCCAGGTGTTCATGTCGTTCTCGGCAGAGAAGGGTTCCTTGTCCGATCCGACAATCTTCTTGGCCTTGTCGCGGTAGTAGTTACCGCAGATGATGAGGTTCGGGGTAACGCCCACGATGTCCCCACGGTCATCCTTGAAATCGCACATGGCGTTGAACACGGTGTTCATGTTCGCCGGGGTCAAGTCAAGTGCGCCAAGGTTGGACTGCACGGTGGCATCACTGGGGCTGTACGGGTGAGAAGCGGAGCAGAGTGCCACAGAGTCAGGCCCAGCAAACGCGGCGTTATTCGCGTTGTTGAACGTGGACACGGCATGGGACTGCAGCGTCTTGTACACAGAGTCATTCAGCTTGCGGACGCGGTCCTTGATCTGGCGGTATTCGCCAAACCGGAACACTTCTTCCTCAATCTGAAGGCCGCTGGAATACTTCGCGTGGCGGTATCCCTTCTCAAAGCCCTTGGTGAAGTCCTGATAGTCAACCGTGCCATTCCACGGTTTCATCTGGCCCACAGAACCGACACCCAGATGTTTTTCCTCGCTCCGGTTGGAATCCGAAACGTTGTACATCATCGGGATGTAGTCCTTCTTGGCCTTCATTTCCAGGTCCCAGAGTTCGAATGCAGAGTTTTCTACCTCTGCCCAGACTTCGCGCGTAATAACGCCCATGATAGTCTCCTTTCATTCATTGCCCATTACAGGCCGTCATGCCCCGTTGGGGCTGTCATTCTGGTTACAGGGCCAGATTGCTGGATGCGAACTGAGACAGACGAATCTTCCAGTAGGAAACCATGTTGGCCGGGTCAGCATCGACAAGCATCAATGCTTCGCCACCGGAGGTGTCCCAGTCAACGTTCGTGCCGTCAGAGTCCAAGTCCCATCCAAACAGCGTAACAGCCAGTTTGGCAGGGCAAAGACGTGCGGTGTCACCAGCGGCAAATGCAGCCGTCTGGGTGGAGAATGTGAGGGTTCCGGTTGCTCCGGTGCAGTCACTGATCTTGATGCGCTTGCCAACCATCGAACTGTCAGCAGCACAGGTAAGCACCTGGATGTATCCACCGTTCCAAATGTCATCCGTCTGAGGCAGAAGCCCAGCAACGACAAACGTAGTGGCAGAACCGCCAGTAGCGGTGATGGTGTTGGCGCAGTTCCATTTCAGGAGAAGCGGCTGGTCGGCATCGTTCACAGCGATCTTGATGACGGTTCCAGACTGTCTTCCTGCGGACGATCCGTTGTGGTTTTCCATGGCAACACCGATGCACGGGTCATCGAAATCCGTACCGGCTACGGCAACAACGCCAGTGCCAGGAGTGAACTTGACCAGTTCTCCGCGCTCGATGGCGGTAGAGCCAACAATGGGCAGTTCCATGATCCTCGGATTTGCAGATGCTACTTCAAACATGATATGACTCCTTTCATCGTTTCATTCGCTGTGCAACCTTCGCAGGGTCCACACCGAATATCCCGGCTATGTCTTTCCCTCTGGCCGTCAACGTGACGGTTTCTTGGGATGACGCGGAACCCTTTGGGCTTCCCCGTCTTGCTTGGTCCTGTATTTCTGCGTTCGCTTGCTTCTTTGCGTTTTCCTTGGCTTGTGCCACCAACTCATCCAGCTTCCCGTCCCTGACCATCTTCCCAATCAGGAAGTCGTAGGCCACCTCAGGGTCAACGCCAGGATTCGCGTCAAGCACTTTGTCCAGTTCGGATTCCAATTCGTTATAGAACCGGTTTCCCTTCAGTGTTGCCTTTGCTGCTTCCCGGCTGGCTTTCTCGGCCAACTCTGCTGCCTGTTTCACCATCGGATGCTGTTTGATGGCCGCATTCAACTTGTCTGGGTCACCGTATGCATCCTCGATAGACTGTTGGATCACCTCCTGCTCCCTGTCATCCAAGGACTTTAGGTATGAGTCAACAGTTTCATGTCCGTTTACCTTCGCTGCACGGAGCAGCTTTGCCTGTGTGTCATCCAATCGCTTCTGTACGGTTTCAAGGTGCAGGCCCTTTTGGATGTAGGTGTCCACTTCGGCTTCAGGAACGAACTTGGCTTCCTTGTTGAATTTGACTTGTCTTCCCTTCGGTTCCTCGTTCGGGACCACTTCGGGCTTTACTTCATCAACAACAAGGGTTTTGGGTGTCGCTTCCTCTGCTGGTTTGGCAGTTTCTGCTGACTTCCCGGTTATCATTTCTCTGATGTCCATTGTCAGTCCTTCGCCCTATGGTAGGGGCTTCGTTTATTTCAACGGCCTGGTATGGCCTGTTGAGTCTTTTGGAACTGTCCTTGTGCAGACTGTTGCATCTGCTGCTGTTGCTGAGCCATCTGCTGTTGCTGTGCGGCCTGTGCCTGTTGGTCTAGTTCCTGAAGGATGTCATCTATCGGTGGGAACTTCCCATCGTCAATCGTCTTCCAAAACGCCTTCAGGCCCATTCCCTTGCCCAGCAATCCCATCGCTATGTTGGTGTAGTAGTTCCGGTCC